GTATCTAAACTTTCACCGCTATCCACCAAGTCACGTATGCGGTTTAACACCTTTGTCCTGTTAGCCATAGCATCAGCGTAGAACCAGCGGAAGCCAACAACTTGGTCAGCAGACATATTGTCTTTTAACCCCTTCTTGGCTAGCATGAACTCAGCCATGTTGCCATACTCATCGATGATTTCCCTCAATGCCTTAGCACCAGCCTGTTTCAAAGCAGCGAATGAACCCTTACCAGTAACAGTTTTATCCATGTCTTTTGGTAGGGCAACACGAGGGTCATCATTCTCTAGCATACGCATCAGCACACGCTCACGAGTGTCTCCACCCTTGTTAATGTCCTTCATGGTCTTAGGCATCAACTCAGGGGTTAGATAGGTGCGAGGGTTAACACCAGCAGAACCAACACTGCGGTTCTCTTTAGGGATACCAATATCTTCAGGTGGGATGTCCAACACATCCTCAGTCTTAGGAGTACGGGTAACAGCCTCGCCTTGAATTAAACTCTCAGCTTCTTGAGCAGACTTAGCACCCTGAACAGCAGGAGAGTCTTCAGCAATTTTAGCAACTTCTTCTTGTGGTATAGCCTTGGTTGCTTTAATCTTCTCACGGTAGCCGGGGACATCAAGGTCAACACCGACAGCGTTCAAACGTTCCTTCAGCGTGAGTGCTGACATGAACTTGTTACCATTGAAAGCATCGCGGAACTGAACACCACCCTTACCATCTTGACTGATTACAACACCAACCTTTTGTAGGTTTTGTACATCATTAGCGTCTAACCCATCCTTGACATCAATACGAGTAGGCTGGACAGGGGTACGAATGGCACGAGAGGGTGCTAGACGTTGATTAACCATTCCTGCAAGCATAGAAGGACGATCAAAACGCAGCTTACCATTATCAGGTGTCATACCCCCAACACGTTTAGCTAGCTCCATACGAACCTTAGCTGCCATGCCTTTTATTTCAAGTGTGCTAAGACCAGTTTCTTTAGCCAACCACGACTGAGCAGCTTGAGCGGAAACACCTTTATTCTCACCAGCAATCCAGAAGGCATGGTCTAAGTCATCAGCAAACTCTGCATCTACCTTGTTAATTTTAACAGGCTTCTTGATTTGAGGTGGGAGACTAAAAGGTACTTCTTCAACAGTCTCAAGACTCTTTAACTGAGGGTTCCACTGTATAGGCTTATCAGGAACTGTGAATGAAGGCTCAGGTGCTAGCTTACCATTCCACTCTAACAGCAACTGTTCCTTCTGCGCTTCTGGTAGCTCATCAATCTTAGCTTGAATCTCGTCTGGCGTAGCCTTGGTTAAATCAGCATCGATGCCAAACTTTCTCAACAGAGCAGAAACACCAGCACCAAGACCACCACCGAGAACTAGCCCACCTACAACGTTAGCAGTTCGACTGTCTCCCATTGTTTCGTAGGTAGGCTCAATAGCACCACCAAAACCACCAGCAATAGAACCACGTAGAGCACCTGTAGCAATTTTACCACCAATAACAAAAGGCTTTAACACCGCTGCTGGTAGAGTAACAGGGTCTAAAATTGAACCTGTAATAAGACCAGCCCAACCCGCTATAGGGTTAGTCTCTAGCAGCATCCGACTCTCTTTTTCAGCCTGTAAGTCCTCGTCATAATTAGGACGCATAACACCCAACCCACGTAAAGAAGAGGTAAAACCCCTTTTAATGTTGGATGTAAAAGCGTCCCAAGAGCTTCCTCCTTCACCTGACAAATACTCAAGCGTAGGAATAGACACACCCTCTAGCGTGCCTGTAGCCATAATCTCTAAGTCTTTTACAGGGATTAACGAGTAGTCTATTTCTGCCATTTTTAACTTTCTTTAAAATAACCGTGACCCTGAAATATCACCTTTAGGAGCACCAGTTTTAGGACGAACACGCTGCTTACCTACTCTACTTCGCGCAATTCGCTTACGTAACTCTCTTTTTTGCTCGTCTGTTAAGTAAGCGTAGTAGTCTCTAAGAATTCTCTCAGCATCTCCATCTTCAAAATACTTAATTGATTCTGGAAGTAGGTTGTCTACTGCAACTAGCGCCCTGTCTTGTTTTTCTTGCGCTTGCACCTGGCGCTCTGCACTGTTATAACCAGCACGTTCAACATCAGCTTCTGCAATTAGAGGAGCCATTTGAGCTTTTTCCTCTGCTTGAGCTGTCATACTTTCTATTGTTTTAGGGGCTGTGCTATTTGGTTGATACCCACCCGTAGCCGCTGCTTGAGCTGCTTTTTCTTTTTCCAATTGTGCTTTAGCTTTAGCAGCCACATCATCACCACCAGCGCCTCCAGTTCCACCAGTGGGCTGAGCACTAGACTGCTGCATATCTTCGTATTGCTTTGTCTCTGGATTGTATTTACGTGTAACAGTGATAAAATCTTTTACAGGAACAATCTTACCCTGACCATTATCCATATATTTAACTGTTTCAATCTTAAATTCTTTATATGGAGGAATCAAGTCTTGTTGTGCCTTCTGCATCTGCAAGTCTTCAGCTTGTAACCGACGAACTTCTCGTTGAGCCATCATATACTGTTTGCCCATACCCGGTTTATCAGCTAAGGCATCAGCCACTGCTTGCATCTTTTCCACTGGTGTGCCTTTAACAGCACTACCAGCTTTAACAGCTTCATCTAGGTAGGCAGCTTCAACCTCACCAGCAACCTTACCACCAAGCAAGCTACCAGCACCCATACCCATCATAGTACCAGCATTCTGACCCATAGAGACAACTTGCTGTAACAGCCCCTGACTACCCATCTGAGTAGGGGAAATCATCATGGAGTCTAACGCCTTATTGCGTATGTCTTGTGGGCTTTGAGCATTAAATAACCCTAAAATTTCACTAGCCATTATTTACCCCCAAACTGTTGTTTCATCAAAGCTGTGCCTAGGTTGCCAAACATACCAGCACCAGCCAAGCCACCAGCAAGGTTAGCGTTTGCAGCAGCCTGACCACCAGCCAGCAACATCTGTCCTTGGTTAGCACCAGCGGTAGCTACACGGTTACCAATGTCAGCACCAATCTGCAAAGGCTTTAACCCATACTCTTCAATACCTAGACCAGTCTGTAACAAACCAGTACCACGAGCAATAGCGCGGTCGATGTCTGCTTGAGCCATTTGTGTTGATGAGGCAGCAAGCTGTTGGTCTAGCTGAGCACGAGCTAGGTCACGCTGATACTGTTCTGGGTTAACATACCCTGTACCAGCCCCTGCGCCCTGAGATGCCCCTGACAGTCCTAAACCGATACGACCACTCTGCAACTGCTGCTGACGTAGGGCAATGTCTTCTGCACCTCGACCGCCTTGTTGTAGAGCCATCTGTTGATTATAATAGTTTTGAGCGGCAGCTTGGGGGTCAGTTTGAATCTGACTCATAAAGTCACCAGCCCCACCGTACATAGCATTACGGAATGCCTGAAGGGTTGGGTCAAGAGTGTAACCAGCCTCTTGTTTATTCTCATCAAAGAAGCTAGTGCCGAAGCCAGTCGAGATTGAGTACGGCTTAAACTTAGCTGCCTCAGCCGCAATCCTAGCTGCCTCGATGTTAGACTGAGCCGACTCTCGGGCGGCATCCTGCGCTCTATTAGCTCCAAATAGGTTTAAACCTACAGAGGCTAATGTTGCAAATGTACTTGGTTCCATTTTATTTCCTTAAACTAAAGCACCGTAACGAGTGCCTGTTGCAACCCATGTTACATAACTATTACCTGAGACAGCCGCTCCACCAGCTCCACCAGCCCCACCATTAGAACCAGTAAATGAGTTGTAAGGTGTTTGACCTGCTTCGCCTCTTGCGCCACCAACACCACCGGGAGATAAGTTTTGGTCGTTATATCCACCAGCACCGCCTGTTGTCTCTGTACCAGTTCCACCCGGTCCACCGTCAATGCCTTCCCAGTTACCACCAGAGCCGAAGTTACCGTAAACAGCACCACCGCCACCGCCGCCACCTGAGCGAACAATACCACCAGTACCCCAAGCACTACCGCCACCGCCACCGCCGCCACCACCACCGATGACGTTGTTGTTAGTTAAAGATAAGGCAACAGATACGAGTATTGCAACCCCACCAGCGCCGCCAACACCACCTTGTCCTGTGGAGCCACCACCACCACCCCCACCGCCACCACCGTAGATAGTGCCGTTGTTAATGAGGCTAACACCACCGGGGAAAGAACCAGTTACCGTTAATCCTGTAGCACCTGCTGTTCCGGGTACATCATTAGCACCATAAGAGACAACAGAAGCACCATCACCACCACCAGTTCCAGCAGCTCCTCTTATCGTAACACCTGAGTCAATAGTTGCCACTACAGGAGCAGCACCATCCCAACCAGCCGCTAGAGCTAAGGTACGTAAATCTTGTGTTGTTGTGTAACTAGAACTAATAGTGAAAGCAAACTGTCTTACCGCATTGTAAAACTGACCAAGACGTATAGCACCAGAGGTGGGGACGTTTGTGTTATTGCTGGTAACATACCCACCATCACGATAGTACTCACTCAAACTAATAGGGTTACTACCTGTGAACTCAGTTTGTATTTCAGATAGTTTGATAGTTCCTGAACCTTGAAGAGCCATTATAAACTCCCGAATGCAGTCACATCATCCTTAGCAATGAAAGCACCAGCAGATGTAAGTTTAGCTACTGTAGTCCCACTATATTTAAACAACAAATCATTTCCTACTTGTTCAATAACCCACGATGTAGTGTTTAGTGAAGAAGTGGCAGCAGCAACAAAAGCTGTTGTAGCAATTTGTGTTGTATTTGTACCAGAGGCAGCAGTAGGGGCAGTAGGTGTCCCTGTCAAAGCAGGAGAAGCAATGTTAGCTTTACTGTTTACGGCTGTCTGAATTGCATCAAACTCATCGTTAATCTCTGTACCCTTAACAATCTTATTAGGGTCACCTGAGAGTAGGGCATCTTTAGCTGCGAAGTCCGTAGCTTTTAAATAGTTAGCCATTAACTCATCCTTCCTGTTTTAACAAACATATCAATCTTTTGTACT